CAGAGTACGCTTGTACTTCTTGATGATGGATGCCACCGCCATAGACATACCAGCACCATCTCTAGATGCCTGAGTAACCATGCCTTGAGAATCAAGAGTACCAGTGGCTTGCAATAACATTCTCTCAAATGTCAGTGCAGTGGCAAGGTTGTTTTGATCTGTTTGACCAAACTTAAATGGATACAAAATCTCGCTAGGTGTGCCATTGGTAAGGATAGCTTTTCCTGGCTTTACCTCAAATTTTGCACCTCTTGGCAAGCGAGTAGCATCCATTGCAATCATTGGGCTTGTAGTAAGTGCCAATGAATCTAAGTGGCTGCGGATTTGAGCATCCATAGCCTTTTGCATATTGTAGGCTTTCTCAACTGTGCCACGACCTAACAAACGATTAGGGACAGTGTCATCCTGATAACTCAGGATTGGTCTGTCTTTCATCATGTAAGGACTTTCTTCAGCCTTTAACAATAATCCATCATTGGCAATCACAACGATTGCCTCAATCAAATCCTGATAATCTTCAGCATCTGAACTCTCAGGGAACAACTCAACGATGTCCTTGTTCTCAACCAAGTTCTGTAAATACTCTCTAGGCACAAGACCATAGTAAGTTAACAGCTTGACCTTTTGGTCTTGGAACATTTGAATTTCTTGAGTTGCCTCTAAATCCTCGTCAGATGCAACAATACCAATGTCAACCTTGCGATAAACACCAGACTCAATGCCAGCCACAATCTTGTGGATAGAGATGAACTTTTCTACAGCCACTCCCATACAGTCATCAACTGATGTTCCATTGGGATCAAACAAGAAATTCTTGGGATTGATAGGCATGATCTTGACAGCAATTCTGTCTCTTTCAATCACGCCAATAGCTGCTTGACCTTGCTGGTTAGGAATAGGCTGAGTTGCAGGGATGTATTCCTTTTCAGTCTTAACGACAATCTCGCCGATGCCAGTGCCATAGATTTCAGCCATCAATTCAATCTGGTCAATGGCTTTGCGGATCTTGTCCTTTTTAAAATCCTCCATCAACTGATTCTTAATCATCTCGACATCAATGGGGTTGCCATTAACGTCTTGAATATTGTCCTCAATATCAAAGAAGTCGCCTTGACCAAAGATAGATTCCATGATCTCAGCGTGACGAGTCTCAACAGCTTGTTGAGTTGCAGGGGTCACAATACGACTACGTTCAGAGTCACGGGTCTTGTCGTCTTCAGCCCATTGACCTCGGAAGATGCGTTCATACTCTTCCCAATCTGACAGGAAATTGGTATCCCGATAGTTTCTCCACCGATCACAGTGGTCAACAACAAATGCTGTTAATTCCTTATCAGCCTCAGTAGGTTCTTGAAATTCGTTTTGTTCTAATTTATCTGTTGCCATTTAATGCCCTCATACCCCGCTAATGATGTCGATTGGTTGCCATTCGTTTTCATCATCTGCCTCAAAGTATGAGGTTATAGATAACTGATCTATATAACTTAACGCATCAGGAAGATCGTCATGCACCCCTTGGGATGGGTACATCAGCAACTGGTCAACGAACTCAGACCAATCCTCATCCTTGTTAAGCACGATTCTGCCATGCTCGAAGCGTCCTTGCAATGCCCAAATGATTCGATCTGACTTCTTGCGGTTGCCATGCGTCAAATCCACAATATGAGCATATATGTTGGATTTTCGCATTAAATCACTCAAATAGGGAAGTACCGCATTTTTTAATGCCCCACGTTCAATCCCAATACTGATCGGGCGGTACTCCCTGATAGCCAGCAAGATGTTAGCGGCAGTGGTGCGAATATCCCACCGCCCATACTCAATCTTATGCACCCACCACTTGCCATCCTCAGTAACCTTAACCACAGCAATGGCACTCTGGTCTAGACGTTTCTTGGAGTTGGCAGCTTGCTTAGCGACTTCTTCAAACCCCGCCAAGTCAACCGCTATGAAGTATGAACCATACTCAGGGATTTCCCCATACTTCAGCCATTCCTCTTTAAAGACATCAGAACCCGCATTGTCAAAGGATGCCATATACTCTTGCTTAAAGGCAAAACTTGATAGGGTCTTCTTTGCGCTTTCGATTTCGATAGGGTCAATTAAAGGGTTATCTTTAGTGGTGAAATGCCAACTTTTCCAATCAGGATCTTCACCCTCCTGACCCAAGTTGTACAAATCATAGAACCAGTTCCTACCCTTGGGAGTGCCAATCATCATGCACCGACCCTTTTTATCACTCAATGACGCACGAATAACCTGTTCCCAAGTCTCAGGCTTAATGTCGGCAACCTCATCCAGTACAGCGTAAGTCAAGGATACACCCCGCAAGGTGTCGGGTCTGTCTGATCCCCTGACGTAAATCTTTGCACCATTAATCAAGGTGACTTCCATGTTGTTGACATGGCTAGACTGAATAATCTCCCGTCCAATGTCCAACAGTACATCCCAAATAATCTGTCTAGCCTGTCCCTGAGTCGGTGCAACATACAGCACAGCACTACCAGCGGGACAGCTCAAACCCTCAATCAGTAGCGTAGTCACCGCTAACCTAGACTTACCGCATCGTCTACCCGCTACGACAACCTTGAACCTCGTCTTGTCGGCGTAGACCTCCTGCTGCCAAGGCAATAGCGCAAAGTTCAGGTCAGCCATTCTTAGCCTCTACATCCTGTATATCACTTGGCTCAATCACTGTAGTTGCAGGTGCGCCTATGCCAGTGATATTAATCGTGACTGCACTTCTCTGGCTCTTATCCTTTTCAAACATACTGACAGGCAGTGTGCGGTCAACACACATTTTGATAGCTGCCATCTGTGCGGGGTGATTGTCGTTTAACGCAATTGAGATCATCTTCTCGACAACATCCTTGCCGCTAGACTTGATAAGCATATCTTTCAAGTCCTTGATCCTCTGGTTGTCGGTCTTGGGTAGGGCAAGGTCAGGATTCCTTGCGTACTCCTGTATCTGACGCTTTAAGCCATAGATACCCTTGGGTCTGCCAGCTTTCTTCTTATCTGGCGGCGGGACTTCATCTTGGATGCTGTCAATCTGTTCTATCTTCACGATTATCCTTGTCTTTGTGGGCGTGATAGGTTGCGACTATAGCAAATTATAAATTGATATGGTAAATAAATCATCAGCCATCAATGTTTATGCTAGAGTTATTAATGCGCCAACAAGTGTGTGGATTGGCAGGTATGAAGTCGGTCATGGGGTGTAGGCAAGATAGGCTCTGTTGTAGCTACCAACCTATTTCCAGCCCTTAATCCCGATGCTCTGTGTGGATCGCAACCACAACAGTCCATACTCTTGTTGGTGGAAAACGGGTTAGCTCCGTTGGTCTTTTCGTGTGCTTTACTTGTCCAAATCCTGCTTCATGGAAACCACCAACTCCTTTTTTTTCGTAGCGGGGATAGTGGACTCTTTGCCCCTTTTTCTATTTTCGCTTTTTCGGTGGGGAGGATGCACCCACAATTTTCACCGACCGACCGACCCCCCTCCCCCCATATAAAAAATTCACCAGATTTCGAGAGGCAACTGCCGATTTTGGTTATATCAACTGCAAGTTGTTGATTTTGCTAGGGTTTCCCGATGCGCTTACAAACTGCTGACAGATTCCATTTAACACAATGTCCATTATGTTAAGTAGAAATCACAAAAGGTATTACAAACATTCGCAAACTGTGACAAGAAATGAAACCAGCATGGGCAAATGTGGACAACTCCGATCTAAATCTGTGGATAACCTGTGGATAACTTCCGATTCGGTGACTCGGCAACTGGCGGAGGCGGAGAGGAAAAGAGTCGGATGGTGCATTATGGGGGTACATTGTCATCGCAATGGGTTTTGAATGACATTTTCAAATATTAAAAAAGGCTAGGCACAAACCCAATGCTCAAATGCCTATAGAAAGCCTTTAAACAGGGCTAGAACAGGTTTTAAAACCTACTCCTTGTCTAGCCCTAAGAAATCATCTAAATCGTCCTGAGGTCTGTATCCTGCTTGCCATAATGTTGCAAAGGATTCAATGACAACTTTGAACCCTAACGATATGTCTCCATTGCCAGCACAAGCTAGGATTGTCCTTTCAGACTCACCAAGCTGACGCTGGAAATACTTGACATTCAAACTGGATGGTCTGCCTTTACCCATCACTTCTTATGCGGTAGGTGAAACATCTTTGGCGGTTCAGCACCGCCATATACAGGCTCTAGGTCATCTTCCATGTCATCAAAGCCTGACCCTTTGCCAAAGTTCTCGTT